GCAGCTTGTAAAACACCGTTAGCGTCTGCTCCAATGTCATCAATACCATTCATTGCCGTTATCCTTGCATTGCCGACAACGTGGAGTTTTTCGGTTGGACCTATAACGCCAATACCAATGTTACCTGTACTGTCAATTCTAAACCTTTCAACATTATCTTTTGCAGTAAATCCAAAATAACCACTGCTGTAAAAATGGAATCGTTTATTTGGCGCCCAATATTCAAAAACAGCATCTTCATCTAAAGTTGGTGTTGTATGTATTCGAAAACCACCATATCCATTGCTTGGTATATTTACGTTATAATATGCTTCCAAACTACTTTCAATAGTCATTAACATTCTTGAATTATGATTTGTCCTCCCACTACTGCTTGGTTTGATATGCAATTTATAATTTGGTGTTAATGTTCCAATACCAAGCCTATCATTTGTATTATCATAAAATAAACCGCTATTATCTTGCGTATATGTACCACTTGCTCCAGCAAAAACAACTGAACCCTGCGTAAATTCTCCAGCATTCGTTCCACCATTTGCCACCGCCAAAGTACCGCCCAATGTCACCGCTCCTGTTGTTTCGCCCGTTGGTGTTAATCCCGTTGTTCCTGCGCTGAATGAGGTCACCGATACACCGCCACCTGCCAATGCCCAATATGTCGTTGTTCTATTGTAGTGGTAAAATTTACTGTTTACTGTATCAAGAATAATGTAAGCACTTGTATCGCTGAATGGTGTAATGACATTGGTATCATTTGCCACGCCACGGAAAACGAGCCCGTCTGCCGTTGTCTGTTCTCCCAATGTTATCTTTTGTCCAGCATTGCCCGTGTACTGTGCCAAGGCAAGGCAAGGGAAAAGGAGAAGGAAAAGGAGTTGTTTCATGTTTATGTTTTTTAGTTATTTCTTTGCATTATAATCCAATTATCACCATCGCTTACAAGTGTTGCTGCTCTTACATTTCCAGCTGGTATTAGTATGCCATTTGAAGTACTACCAGTTGGTGCTACTAAAAATGGTATAATGTTAGATGATGCAGATTGTACTGATCCTGCTCCTGTTTGTCTTAAGTGTAATTCCTTTCCAGGATAGGTTGCAGCATTTGGAAGAGTTATAGTTGTTAAAACACTTGTATTTATATCCTGCCATGTAGTATTTACACTTACTGTAAATGATGAACTTGTAGAATAAGCGTAATTTCGTTCGAGCCAATTAGTTTTTACTCTACCTCCAAATGTACCTGTTGAACTAACATCTAATGTGCCTGTAAAAGTTTTATTACCTGCAAAACTTTGAGTAGTTGTATTTACCACTCCTGAAGCTGCCGCACCTGCATCTGTAATAGTAATATTAGGTGTAGCACCTCCCGATGATGAAAGAGGAGACGATGCTGTAACACTTGTAACGCCTCCACCCGTTGCACTTAATGTTCCGCTTGACAAAGATAATCCGCTGCCTATTGTAACTGTGGCAAATCTATCTGTGGAAGATAATCCTGCAAGCCTTGTAGCTACATATGTGTAATCTTTAAATAATGCTCTACCGTTAAATTGACTTATGCCTTCAAATACTTTATCTCCGCTAAATTGCTGCGTGCCAGATGAACTTACAATACCAGCCGTTCCAAAAGCAGCAGTAGCTACACTTATGACTGGTGTAGTTGTTCCTGTGGCTACTGAAATAGCACCTGTACCACTTACGTTAGTAACTGTGCCTGATCCTCCTGTATATTGTGGAATATTTAAAGATGCTCCTACTAATGTTGCTGCACCACTTGTTCCTGTGGTAGTAAGTGTAATTGTATTTTGTTTGCCATTAAAAGTAGTCCAATCAGTTGAAGTCAAATATCCATTTACACTACCAGTTGCCGCTGCCATGCTTATTTCTGGTGTTGTAGTATTATTTGTAATTGACATTGGTGTTCCACTTGCTATATTTACACTTGTAACCGTACCAGCTCCAATATCACTTCTAAAATTAGCAGCAGTTCTTGCCGTGACTGTGTTATCAGCATTGAAGCGAGGGAAGGTAATAGCAGATGGATTAGTTAAGGTGAACATAGATTGCCCTATGGTTGTGCCTCCTAAACTTGTCCGACCTGTCGCTGCTACAAGTCCTGTGCTGCCTCCATCCCATTTTAATCTATCTGTGTAGGCTGTATTCCAATTTGTACTATTATTTGTAATACTTGTTGTCCATGTTGTGCCAGTGCTTAAAGCTATGCCTGCCTCTGGATATACTGGATTGCCTTGTCCGGAAGAAACAGAGCCGATGCCGGAAACTGTAACTAAGGTATAATTCTCACCAAGTTTAAAAGATGATGCTGCTACCTTGACCTTGTTTGTGTCTATTATAGAAAATTGGTCATTTAATAGCAACTGCCCATTGCGGAAGAGGAGAATAAACTGTCGGAGTTGAATAGGAAATTTAGGTAGTATAGTAAATACTAATGTGTCATTTGTTACATCAATATATTCTTGCTTTATAATCTTTATTGTATCTCCTCCTATCTCAACTGCTACAATGCTATCTCTGACAAAGTCATAGACTGTGGAAGTATCTACTGTTAATGTGCCAGTAGTTGTTATAGGCCCACCAAGTAATCCATAGCCACTGCCTACACTGGTAACTGTGCCTGTGCCACCTCCACTATATTGTGGGATATTTAATGTAGCACCTGTTAAAGTTGCAGCTCCGCTTGTACCGGTAGTAGTTAAAGTAATATTATTTTGCTTTGTTGCAAACCTTGTAGTAAGGTTAAGTAAAGTTGTATCTGTCAGCTCCATCATTACTGTAAGGTCAGCCGAGACTGTGCCTGTTGTAGTTATAGGATTAGGTGATACAACAATACCAGTGCCTGCTGTAATAGAGGTAAGGCTGCCCGATCCTCCACCACTTCCTGCACCGCCACCACGAGGAAAGATCACGGTGTAATTATCACCAACTTTAAATGAAGTTGCTGCAATTACTACACTTGTTGATGTTGGTATGGTGTATTGCGATGGCAAAAGGATTTGTCCATTACGGTAAACTTGCACAACGGTAACTCCTCCTGGAATCAAAGTGTCCGTTTGTGTCCAAGTCAAAGTTGACGTTGAAACATTTAAAAAATCTTCTCTTGCGTACAATCGCCCCGTTGTATCTGCATATTCTTTGGTAGCATAAGGCAAAAGCATTGATGCCGTATCTGAAATATTTAATTTTAATTCAAACCTTGAAATAAGATTTAATAATGAAGTATCTGAATCTTTAAAATATGGCAATAACATTGCAGCAGTATCAGATATATTTACTTTTAAATTTATCCTATTGCTTAATGATACTGTATCTATTGTTGACCCTTCACTTATAGCCCAGGCACCTTGCTTAAATACATATAATGAGCCGCTAACAGAATCAAGGATAAGATAAGCCTTAATATTTTTATCTGCATAGCTTGTTGGCTTTGTCACAGTGTCTGCGGCAGTGCCTCTCCACACCAAGCCGTTGCCCGTAGTCTGAAATCCTAAACGCTGCTTATTACCGGTAATTGGATAGGGAATAGAATCAATGGAGGCATAAGATATTCCTGCCACCAATGCAAAAGCAATGACAAGGCCTTGCCGTTTTTTGCCTACTTTGTCAATAGCTTTTCCTATAAACTTCCTGCCTATTCCCATGACTAATTCATTAACTAAAACTTTGGCAATATTTCCAACGGCTTTTAAAAACTTTCTTTCTTTCTTTGGTGCTTTTATTTCTTCCATTATATAATTATAAAGAATATTACATAATTAGAACCATCGTAATGAGTAGATGAATCTATTGTTATATCTGAACCAGCCACAGAAAATTGTGTGTTAATAAGTTCTTGACCGTTTTGGAATACCAATAACTGTTCAAGATTTGAAGGTAGTACTCCACTATTTTTGGTAATAGTTAAA